CCGTACCGGTCGCGGTACAGGCGGCTCAGTGCGGCCCGCACAATGTCGTGGTGAAGGGTCTGCAGCAGAGATACGGCGAGCAGCGGCAGTCCGTGATGCTCGACACGGCTGGCGCTCTTGTGGAGATATACGCGTCCCCCGTCAGCGGTACGTGGACCGCGCTGCGGACAACGCCCGGCGGGATGGCCTGCTTCGTCGCCGCTGGGACGGCGTACGAAGAGCCTGAACCGACGCCGCTAGGCGACGACCTGTAGCGGCGCTATAGGTCGTCGTGCGTGGTGTACAGCACGCTTAGGTCATCGCCTGCCAAGTACATGCGGTTGGCGGCGGTGCCGACATCGACGTCGGCGCACGCGAACGCGATCGCTATGTACGCCGCCGCGTCCACGTGGCTGTCGCGGTGCGCGTTGTTCAGACGCATCCGCGACAGTTTTGTCGCCACGTGCATGATTGCTACATCTCGCGCCGTTATCGAGCTGCCGGTTACCGCGTTGTAGATCGCCGCGATCCGTTCGTGGTTTTCGACTGCATCACCGTACGCCTCAGCGCGATCGCCGAGCAGTATTTCTTCGGCTTCGTCGAGAATGCCTTTTATCCGCGTGTTCGTAGTGTTTTCCATGTCAGTCTACCGTTTTTGTGTAGTACCAGTTTTGAGAAACCTCAGCGACCAGAGGCAAGCCCTCAGCCCACTCAGGGTTCTCGCTCATGGCGTGTTCCAGCTCTTCTTCAGCCTGCTGGATCGCGCCGGGGTCATCGTCCGTTTCGGCGATGATTTCGTCATGCGTGTGGCCGACGACTTCGGCGGGGGCGCCGAGCCACACGTCGCCAGCAGCGGGCTGCATGTCCATGCCGTCGTACGTCGCCGGGCTTAGCTTTGTCAGGCAATCCCGCAGCAACGAACCGGCCACCGCCTGTGTGATATTCTCGGCGAGAACGCCGTACCATAGCGAGCGGCGGTCATAACCGCGCTTGTACGTCAGCTCTGTCCGCGTTGTGACGTTGCCCTCGCGATCCTCGTGCTGACGCCTGAGCCATTTGACGCCGGTGTAGGACAGCGGGCGTCCGTCGGGCAGGAAGCAAAACACGGTGCCGCGCATGTAGTCGGGGTCGTACACGTAGACCACGCGTCCTACGATCTGCGGTGTGTTCGGCTGGTTCATCGCGGCGAGAAAAGCGGCCCAGAGGGCGTCCCAAAACGCGCGCGCCCAGCGGTTGTTCTGGCGCCATTTGTCGACAACAACTTGTGCCTCGGCCTCGGTGATCGAGATACCGTACGCGACGGCCATGTTCTGCAGCGCGCCGACAGCGCCCCCGAAGCCCAGCGATAGCACGGGCACCTTGCCCTGCTGGCGCCAGTTCTTGGCGGGCGTTTTACGGTCCGGATCTTTGGAGCGGTAGTCGTTCCACATTTCCTGCGGGTCCATACCGAGCACGTTCGCCGCCTCGATCATGTACAGGTCTGGCTCCATCGGGTCGCTGTCCGACGCTCGGAAGATGTCGAGTACACGCCGCGCGCCCTGCGTGTTAGCGAGCCACGGCAGCACGCGGGCTTCGATCGCGGCCCAGTCACCCCAGACCAGCGTTCGGCCTTCAGGAGCGGCGATAGCCGGGCGGATCAGGCGGGACAAGGTCCGGCCCGGCGAGCCGAACTTGTCTTCGAAATGCTTGAGATCTGTCTGGTAGCTCATGTCAGTATCTCCAATTCACAGATAAATTCTATGGCCGCCGCTTCGCGCTCGGGCGCGCGGTCTTCCATTCCGACAAAGGCGCGCGTCAGGTTGTGGACCTGAAGACCGCGCGACGAGTAGCGGCCCGTCTGCTGCGCACCGTTGAAGGTGTATTGCCCGCCGATGCGACCGCGTTCGTCGAGCATCGGGATCGCCTTGGCGAATTTCTTCGGCGTTGCCGACGCGCCGTACAGGCGGACTTCAAGCAGCTGCAGCACGTCGAACTCTTCGTCGGTCAGACCGCGCTCGGCGTCCAGCCGCTCAAGAAACACGATCAGCTTTTCGACCCGGTCGCGCGACAGCGACAGCGACGCAGCGATAAGACCGTCGCCTGCTTCGTCTTCGACGTACTTCTTGACCAGTATGTCGGAGGCTTCGGGCAGATGCTCGACGCCGTCGGCCACCCAATGCGCCAGCGCGACGTGTTGGTTCACGGACCAGCAGGCGTCGTGCGTGTGCTTAACGATCAGATCATTGACCTGCGACGCGTAGGTGTCGGCCAGCGCCGCAGCGCGGGTGATGAAGTGTCGGTCGATCGGCAGCCCCCGGTCGTTGATCGTCTCGCTGGTCCAGAACTCTTCCCACTCCCAGCGCCACAGCGGGCGCGTGGCGAAGTACACTGCGCGGAGCGCGTCGACGTCGTCGTCAGCGTAAATTTTGTACATCTCCCACTCGTCGGGGTGTGTCTCAGGCGTGCCGCCGTCCGCCGGGGCGAACAGTTGGATCAGGGCCTTGCCTTGGTCCAGCTTGCCTTTGTGCCCCACCGCCTTAGCCGCGCCGTCCAGCTTGGTGGGCAGGTTCGACGCCACCGCCTGCGCCATAGCGTCGAGCGTGCTGCGTACGGGGAGCGCCAGCAGCGTGTCCGACGGTTGGTTCATGCCACCGTTGACGACGTTGCGGTCAAAGAAGCTGTTGTAGAACACGAACCACGCGTCGCCTTTGAGCGCGCGCAGGCGAAACTCGCGCAGGTCATCCGGCGCTGTGTCCCAGTCGAGGAAGCCGTTGAAGTCTTCCAAATCCCAGCGCTGGATCGGGCCATTCCCAATCGCGTAGCGGAAGATCACGACGCGGCACGATGTACCGTAACGGACGGCGCCGCACTGAGTTACATCGCCCCAACGAGGATCTTCAAGACCCGGCAAGCCGCGCGTCTCAGTATCGGCAAAACAAAAATCGTCGGGGTCGACTGACAGCGGGGTCATTCGTTCCATGAGAGCACCTGTGTGTGTTTGGGTAGGTCGGCGGCGCGGTGGAGAGCCGCGCCGCCTGTCTGACTTATCGGGCTCTGCCACGCCACGCTAAGACAGGTTCGTTCAGCGGCGACGGCGTCGCGGCTGTTCCGGCTCCGACGTGGCTTCCTCGACGATCTCGTCTTCGACCATGTCGTTTTCAGTTTCGTAGTCGTCGTCGTATTCCGCGTCTCCGCTCGTCTCTTCGATGACGGCGGTCGGCGTCATCGCGTCGTCATCCAGCGACATCCAGCCCGTGATCTTGATCACAGGCGTGTAGGTGCGCCCGTACTTCTTGTGGTTGTAGTGATCACTGCCCAGCGAGATGACCGGTATGATATTCACCGGGTCTTCATCCAGCTGCATCATAATCTGGTCGAGGGTCGCGTTCATCGCCCCCATGCCGCCCATCGACGTCGTTTTGTAGTGCACCTGCTTGCCCTTGTTCGGGCCGGACAGGATCATCACGTCGACGCTGATCTGCTCGCGCCACGGACAAACGGCATCGCCGTTTTCTGCGTCTTTCTTCGTCGGCAGATCCGACTTTTGGACTGCGTCCACTCCGAGAGGCACCATGACCTCTCCGAGATTTTCGTTCTTGGCTCCGCGACCGGGGCGGTCTGTCCAGCACGACCAACCGGTCTTGATCGACAGCGAGTTCAGCGCGACAGCGTCGTCAGGGCGTACTTCCTCGTTCTCCTGTCCGAACACCCAGTTGCCGTCCTGCAGAAAACGCAGATACTGCGAACTCTGTGTCTCGGGGATAGCTGCTTTTGCTTTTTTCAGGTTGCCTTTGAGCGCTGCTGCGGCGGCGAGAGCGCCCCCGGTTGCGGCGGTTTTTGCTACGTCGTTTGTCATAGTTCTGTTTCCAGTTTGATAGTGAGGCTCATGCCTCGGTTGTACCGCTGAGTGCGGCGATCTTATCGCCAAGCTCGCTTGCGCGATCTGACGACATCTTGACGGCGGGCGCAGGATGATCCGCGCGCACCAGTGTCGTTCCCGAGGACGGTTTCATCTCGACCATTTCTTCGGGTATCACACGACCATCTTTTTTCAGCAGCTTTTCGCACTGCGGCATGGTCGCGAGTTTGCGGGGCATGTAATCGTCGAGCGTGTAGCGACGGTTTTTCATGAACTTCTTGATCTCGTCGTCATCGACAGCCCACACCCGCCCGGACGAGCGCTTCTCCTTCAGCTTCCAGCCCTCGGGCGGGTTGCCTTCTGTCGCGGCGGCGTGCGCGGCGGCGAACACGGTCTTCGCCCAGCTCTCGGCGACCTCGGCCAGATCGAGAAGTTCGGGCAGCATAATGTCAAACGTGTTGGCGACATCACCTGTCACTGCGTCAACCGCCTCAATAGCTTCGACCGGTACGTCGCGCGCGGCGGCCAGCTCATTCAGCTTCGCCATTTTCTCGCCGAACGCGGCGGACTGTCCCGCCCAGAGCGGGCAGATCGACTTGCACGCGGCGAAATCACACCACTTACCTTTGGCGACAGGTGCTTTGGTTCCCTTTGTCTCGGCGGTTTTCACGGCGTCCAGTAGCGTGACGCGGAACGCTTCCAGCTCGGCGACGGTGACGATGTACTCGCTGGGTTCGTCGTTGCACTTAGGCTGCATGATCGACAGAACGACCTCGCGCGTCGGGTCTACTTCCGAGAACTTCGTGGCCTTCTCGGTGCCGTCGACGCCGTCGATTGTGCCGAACATGTGCGGCATGGTGCTCGCAGCGGCACGGGCGTAGAACATAGCTTGGTGGTTTTCCTCTGCGCTAACCGGCGTGCGCCCGAACTTCCAATCCCAGACGCCCGACATGTAGCCACACGTCCAGATCACGTCTGACGTGCCGAAGCCGCCCGGTATGCCCGGCATCTCGCAGCGCGTCTCGACGACGTAGACAAATTCACCGCCGGTATCGCGTTCAATCTCGTCGATAAAGTCGTCGAACGCGTCGAGCGCGGACTGACCGATGTCATACCAGAGGTCTTCGTCAACGGTGAACTCCCACGTGCCCTCGACGTCGTGCTCGTCTTTCGCCTCGCGCTTGAAGGTGAACGGCAGGAGTTCGTCCGGCGTCTTGTCTTGCCCGAGAATGATCGCGACCATCTCGTGCAGCGCCGTGCCTTCACGGGCGTAGATACTGCCCGCGTCTTTCGGAACCAGTTTTTCGAGAGCGTAGCTGCGGGGGCAGCCGATGCGCCGGGCGGCGGTTGATCCGCCGACAACGTCGGAGTGTTCGTCGGGAGTGATCTGCGTGTCTGTCATATCTATGCTTCCTGCTTTTATGTTCGTGATGTTCTCGATCACGTCGGCTTAGCCACGGCCCCGATCGAAGGGTACGCGCCCTGTAAGATCAGGAACTCTACGATATCTGACATCTCCCAGCCACGTTTCTTCGCTTCGTCGCGCAGTTGTTGGCGCGCGTCGGGCGTCAGGTAGATTTTTTGTTGTTCGCGCTTGGTCATGCTCGCACCTTGATCATTTCGTCGTTGTTGGGTACTTACGACGAAGGAGGTACCCATGTCAACAGCTCTCGAAAAAACAGTCGAACATTTTCTGGACGACGAGGTCCGCAAGCGGGGCGGCTTCACAGTGAAGCTGTCGCCGCTCGGCTACAAAGGCATCATGGACAGGCTCGTCGTTCTGCCTGACCGAATGTTCCTCGCCGAGCTCAAGCGCCCCAAGAACGGGAAGATCGCCAAGCTGCAGCATTGGTGGAACCGACGGTTCACGGATCTCGGCCACGAGGCGGTGTTCATAAAAAACCACGACGAGGTACTTGACGTGTTAGGTACCCGGCGGTAGAAGAGACGTCGAAAGAGAGGGCCGCCATGCCGTATAGTGACATCAAGAGAAACCGTATTCCGCACGCCCGGGAACGACTGCGGCAGCTGAGCGCCGAGATGCGCGACGCTTCGCACGAGGACTGGGCGCAGCAACTCACCGATATTGTTGATGGTCTGATGACGCGCCGCCCGCCGACGAAACCGATCGCACGCGCGCGCTCGAGGGGGGTCACGTCAGACACGGTGCGGCGCGTGCTGGCCGATCACGCAGCTGAACCGACGCTCCATAACCGCGTCTTAGGCCAACGCTACGGTATCGACGGCGGTCGAGTGTCCGAGATTATCAGCGGTCTGCGCACCGTAGACAACCCTTCGATAGGGGGATCGTGATGTTAAAATTCGATGACCTGCGCACCGACCAGCAGTCGGTGATCGACGAGATGTACGAGCGCAGCGCGCTGTACATCGTGATGCGGATGGGCGGCGGCAAGACCGCCTCATGTCTGACCGCGATCTCGGAGCTGCTGCGCGACGGGCACGCGCGCAAAGCGATCGTCATGGCACCGCCGCTCGTGGCCGCAACCGTCTGGCCGAACGAGCCCGCCAAGTGGGAGCACCTCCAGCACCTGAAGGTCGTGCCGTTGATCGGCGGTCCGAAGAAGCGCGAGGCGTTGCTGCGCGACAGCGACGCCGACGTGTTCACGGTCAGCGATGGGGTGGTCAAGTGGCTCGTGGACTATCTGACCGCGACCCCCGGCGTGCCTGACGACAGCCCGCTTCTCGACATTTTCGTGTATGACGAGCCAAAGCTCAAAGCGCCGCGCGGGCAGATGAAGAAGCAACTGTGCAAGATTGGCGAGCGCATGAAAACCAAGTGGCTGCTGTCCGGCACGCCCCGCCCGAACGGTTACGAGGATTTGTTCGGCCCGGCCAGCTTCCTAAAGCCCGGGCTTTGGGCGGACGACTTCGACGAATGGCGACGCCGGAACTTCATGCCGTTGGACTTCCACGGCTACGCGTGGGAAGTCCACGACTTCCGCGCCAAGCAGCTCGACGAAGGTATCAGTACCTTCATGGTCCGCGCTGCCGAGCCGAAGGACGCGCGCCACGGCACGCTGTCAGATGGGCCAGATTTTGACTTCGAGATCGACCTGCCGCCCGAGGCGAGGAAGTCGTACGATGACATGGAACGCGACCTTTTAATCGAGGTCGCGCGCCCTCTGCAGGCGACAGCCAAGCGCGAGGGTTGGACCGACGCGCAGTTGGAGAACGAGCTGGTCACCGCGCTGACGCAGGCCGTCGCCTCGTCGAAACTGTCGCAGCTCGCGCAGGGTTTCATCTACGGCAACAAAGACGAAGACGACGAGAAAACGACGACGGTCATCCACACCGCCAAGATCGACGCGCTCGAATACCAACTCGACGCGATCGGCGCGGAGAACACCGTGATCACCTACGGTTTCACGCCGGACGTCGAGGCGATTGAGGCGCTGCTGAAGAAGCAGGGGCGGTCGTACGGTGTCCTCGGTCAAAAGCGCAGCATCAAACAGAAGATGAAAACCGTCGACGACTGGAACGAGGGGCGGCTGGACAACCTGATCTTGCACCCGGCCAGCGCCGGGCACGGCGTCGAACTGCAGTTCGGCGGGCGTCGTATGATCCACTACTGCCTGACGTGGTCAGCCGAGCAGCTGGATCAAGTGATGAAGCGACTTGACCGCCCCGGGCAGGATCGGCAGGTTTACAGCCACATGATCGTCGCGCAGGGCACCGTCGACATCGTCAAACGCAATCGTACCTACTTCAAGATGTCCGACCAAGACGCCTTCAAATCAATGTTGAGGACCCTATAATGCACGATGAACCTCTCGATCTACTCGCCACAGCTGCTGGTCCTCCGGACGACAGCACGTGCTGGGCGGCGCTCGTCTGTCTCGGCGACTGGTATCTCGCCGTCGAGTGGCCTCGCGGCACACCACGCCCGACGGCTGAGGGGCACGCCGCGCTGCTCCCCTGCGCGCGACTGCTCGCTGAAGAGATACTGCGCGAAGATCCGCCGGACATCGAATACCTCGCGGCGTTCTTTGTCGGCGAAGTGTTCGACGAAGGTGCGTGGTTTAGCATCCAGCACACGGGTGCCGTCGCGTGGTTGCCGTCGGGCGATCCGCAGCGTATGCAATAAGGCCACGGTGTCACCACCGTGGCCTTTGACTGGGTATTGTCCCGACTACTGAGATCAAGACACCGCATCTTGTACATTGTTTGCGGTAATACACAAGAGGTTGCTATGAATTTCCGCCGCCAGAACGTGCAAAAACAGACGGCTTATCGTCTGGCTGCACTTGCTAACGGGTACACACCCCTCGCCAATATCGACAAGCGTTGCTTTCTCAAAGGTTGGGACAAGTTGACCCCAACCCCGGAGCTGATCCAAAGCTGGTCGACAAAACTAGCGTATCAAGGCACCGGGCTACGCGTCGAGAACGGTATGTGTGCGATCGACATGGACATCGACGACGCCGACATCGTGAACCGGGTCTGGGATCGCGCGACCGAGAAATTCCCGCAGCTCCGCGAGGCACTCGTGCGCTCCGGGGCCGGGGCCAAAGAGATGTGGGTGTGCCGTACGAACGAGGCTTTCAGTACGATTTTCTCGACCAAACACGTGAAACCCGGCGAAGATCCCGAGGGTACCGACGTGCCCGGCTACCGGCTTGAGGCGTTTGGCGGTGGACACCCCCGGCAGATCGGGTCGTCCGGCGCCCACACGATGAAGTCTGACGGCAGCGGGTTCGCTATCGAGTACATGTGGGCTGACAATGAGAGCCCTGCCGAGGTGGCGCTGTCTGCGTTACCGTTGCTTCCGAAGTCCGCCGTCGCCGAGATCGCCGAGATCGCCAGTGAAGAGTTGACCAACGCCGGGTGGCCCCGCGATCGTTTGTCGCGTACCGGCGAGAGCTCGAGCCGCGCTATTTATGATCTCATGCCCGAGATGCAGTTCGCGTGTCTGGACGGGCAGACCCGCGCGCTAGACGAGCTTGCCGGGTACGCCACAACAGACAGTAACGCACGCTGCTCGGCCAGCTGGGCCGGGGACGCGACGATGGTCAACAGGACGCGGTGTCTGGTGAGCGTCGACCACGACGGCGTCGTGAGCGTGCTCGAGACGGCGAGCTGGGACCGGCACATGCCCGCCGATCAAGCGGACCGCGACCGCCCTCTCTCCGAGCGCTTTGAGGCGCTGGCGGAGAAGCTGGAAGACGCAGGGTTCGAGTTCGACCACGATGCGTTCCACGACGCCCCCGCCAGCTTCCAAGACGT